ATTAGAGATAGTGTTCTGGACTGTTTTAGGTGTGTATCTTCTAGCGAAAGCAGGAGTGTTTAAATCTAAATAACTCCATGGCAACAAGGCAAAACTCAATTACTAATTTAGGTACAGATTTTGCAGCACGTGCAAGAGACATAACATCATGTCTACGTGACGAAGGATTTAACGCAACAGATGTACAAGTTTTAAAAGATGTAACTGAGCAAACTTCTGCTAGAGCAAAGATACTTCTTAATTTAAGAATAGATGTAACTGATAGAGGTGGAGTAACAAATAGATTAGTCAATGCTATAACTAACAAAAATATTACAGGATCTAGAGAGACATATGATGTAGATGTAGATGGAAATGTCATAAACATTCCTTTTGAAGATGATAAAAAATTTCGTATACAAGTAAAACCTATACGAGGTGCTGGTAGTGGAGGTGGTTCAGCAAGCACTGCTGTAAATGAGAGTTTTTTTGCTGTGTATTGTGCAGTAAGGTATCATTTAGTTAATCAAGATTTAGATTTTAGACAACCTATATCAGAAGAAGTTCTTAGAGAAGCTTATGATAGATTTTGTGTTGTTGATGTACCATTTGAAAGTTTGTTTGCAGATGCTAAATGGCATAAATCTAACTGTTTAGCAGCAAACAAACTTTTTAGTCAACCAGAATTTAGAGTGCAAGATGCTATGTTCTATCGTGGTGGTGGATTTGATGATGCAGAAATAAAAAATGCATATAAAAGAGTAAATGATGACTTAGATAGTCTAGATGGAGTAAGTAAATTTACAGCAGAAGATAAATGGAATCCTGCTGATATATGGATTGCTAAAAGAGGGTTTGATATATCACCTTTGAATCAATTACATACCGCAGCAGAGATTAATAAATTTCTTGATGAAAAATTTTTAAGTAAAGAACTTGTAGGTGTATCATTAAAAAAATCTGAGGGTATAACAGAGGCAATAGAGACTGCTAGTGCTAGATTTGAGGTAATGAACCAAGAACCTCCTGCAGAGAGGAGAGCAAAAGTTTCTAGTTACAAATGGGTTGATAGTAATAGAACTGGTGGGTATGATTTATTTTTTGAAAACAGAGGAAAACAATCTATTGACGTTTATTTGTACTATGGTAGTGGAGAATTTAATAAGTTTCAGTTAAGAAATTTTGGAGGTCAGAAAGCATCATGGCAGATAGAATTGAAAGGAGCAACAGCAGCACATGGTCGTTGTGGTGGAGGTAATGTTGCTAGTATAGTGAACGAATATGCTCCTAACGCTATGCCTTGGGATAATAATAATTTTTACAATCAGTGTGATCCACACAATAGTAATGCTACAATAGGTATAACTAGGGAAATTGCTGAATTGTTAGTAGAATTTGATGCAAAGAATATTGTTAGAGGGTTGTCAGAGCAACGTGATCTATCACAGTATAGATCTCTTGTTGCATACAAATCACAGGAGTGGAGATATAGTAAATTAAATGGACTTAGGTTGCTAAAAGCATTAAGAAATAATCCAACGAGAGCAGATCAAATTATACAAGCATTATATTTGTTTGCTAGTTCTCAATTAGATTTTTCATCGGTATTTGTAAAGGTATTCTAATGGCAAACGTAACACAGTTAAAACATTTAGAACATTTAGAAGATGAAATGCTTAACCATGGTGTCAAGGGATGTATTGCTGCGGTTAGTTTTTTGCAAGAGATAAGAAAAATGCTTGGATCTGATAATAGCACAGGTTTTATGCAGACTAAGTGGGATGGTGTACCATCAGTAGTTTGTGGTATTGATCCTTTGACAGCAGAATTTTTTATAGGAACTAAATCAGTCTTCAACAAAGAAGAACCAAAGATTGCTGCTAGTGAAGGTGGTATAGACATGTTTTATGGTCATCAACCTGACCTTGCAAAAAAATTAAAATTGTGTTTCAAATATTTTTCTCAGTTAGGTATCAGTGGTGTTATACAAGGTGACTTTTTAGCAGATAAATCTGATGTAAAGACAGAAACTGTTAATGGAGAGAAACTTTATACTTTTGGTAACCAAGCACTTACATATGGTATACCAGTTGATCATCCAATAGGTAAAAAAATTAAAGATGCTGAGGTAATTATAGTATTTCATACACATTATACAGGTAATTTTGTACCATCAATGCAAGCAAAAGCTGGTGTTGGTGAAACTCTAAAAGAAATTAAAGAGGTTGCTGTAATTAATAATGATACACCTATGCATCAGGTAGGATTGAGTAAACAAGAAGAAACAAACTTTCATAATATGATTTCTGCTATAGAAAAAAACTGTAAGGAGTGTGGAGATTTCTTAGATCAGTTAGTTCTTTTATCAGGAACTAAAGGAGATGAAAAATATCATGTTGCGTCTTATGTAAAACAGTTTTTTAACTCAGAAATCAAGGCAGCACGTGCTATTGGTGATGTTAGTAAAACATTTGCTAGTTTGTATAATTTTTACTACGACAAAACTACAGCATTATTGAGTAAAATTAAGACACCAAAGACAAGAGCACAAAAAAGTAAGTTAGTACATAACAGTCAAAACTATCTCAGAGATAATGAAGATAAGTTCAAGGCAATGATAAATTTGTACAAAAAAATACAGGAAAGCAAGCAGTTTATAATTGATAAGTTAGATGATCTAGAGACTTTTAGAACATTTGCACTCACAGATAATGGATACAAGGTTACAGGACCTGAAGGTTATGTTCTACATAAAGATGGTGACATGGTAAAACTTGTCAATCGTCTAGAGTTCTCATACATCAACTTTACACTAGCAAAAAAATGGCGTTAAAGTGCAACAAATGCTTTTTTACCTTTGGTAGGTTTCAACCTCCTACTACAGGACATAAGGAGAACTTTGATGCAGTAAAACGTATTGCGGGAACACATGAGTATAGAATTTATATCTCACAATCTGTAGATACTAAAGGAAATAACCCGCTTTTACCAGATAGAAAGTTATTCTATATGAATAAGATGTTTCCTACACATAAAGGACACATCTATAGCGGACCTAGAGATCCAGTAGCAGTGTTACAAGACATAATGATGGCAGGATTTGACGAATGTGTGATGCTAGTGGGTTCTGATAGAGTGCAAGCAATGCAATGGATCCATAAATATAATGGTAACGATAAAGATTTTTCTTTTCGTACACTAGAGATCATATCTTCTGGTTCAAGGGATGCAGATGGTGATACATTTAAAGTATCAGGTACAAAAATGAGAAGAGCAGCATTTGCTGGAGACTTCAAAACTTTTAGATCTGGTATTCCTTCTACACTAAAAGACAATGATGCTGAAACATTGATGATAGAGATAGCAGCAAACCTACCTGCAAACTATAAATGATAGATTTTAAAAAATTACGAGAACAAGCACTACGACACCAACAGAGACAAGAACATATTCTATCTGAGGGTGATAGTGTAATGTCTTCAAGGACTGGCACTAAAGGAACTATCCACAGAGTGGGTGGTAACTATGCTATTGTCATATCTGAGGAGGGAAAAATGTTCCGTGAGTGGATAAAGAATGTTAGGACTATAAATAATACGAGAAGAACCTCTTTGTAAACATGAAGAAGCAAGAAACAGTTAATACCGTCAAGAACAATGATGATTTTTCATCTAGTTTGATGGAATCATATGGTAAGTGGATGGGTGGCGATTGCTTCCAAAACACTAATCTACCAGATATTCACGAGGCACCTTTCGATGGCATGGATCCACAATCAAATGGTGCTGAGATAGAACAGACAACAAAAAGAAAGAAAGGACCTACACAAAAAGGTGCTTATGTTGGTCAGGAATCTAAACCACAAGAGACTAGCGAAGAGTATGAGGTTCTAGAACGTGAAGAGGTAGAGATTGATGGAGAACTCTACGTCATAGAGAAGAGAAGATATGCCACTGAAGGTATGGCACAGGCAAGAGATAATGTTGGTGCTTCTACATGCTGGAAAGGGTATAAGGCAAAAGGAACTAAGAAGAAAGGCGGTAAAGAAGTTCCTAATTGTGTTAAAGAACACCATAAAACAGACGAAAATGGTAACACAATACCTCATGAGGATGGTGACAAGATAGAGGAAGCAAAGAGAGGTCTCTATGCTAACATCCATGCTAAGAGAAAGAGAGGAGAAGCACCCGCAAAACCAGGTAGTGAAGACTATCCTGCTAAAGATGCGTTCAAGAAGGCAGCAAAAACTGCTAAGAAAGAAGAGGTAGAGCACGTTACTGAGAAGAAGTTAGATCCAGTAGGAAAAGAAGATGGTGACGTAGATAATGATGGTGATAAGGATAAGTCTGATAAGTTCTTACTTGCTAGACGCAAGAAGGTAAGCAAGATTATTGCTATGTCTAAGAAAAAATAATGAAATCTTATAATCAATTCAAAACTGATGCTAAGAAAAAACGTGAAAAACTAAAGAACAAAAAGGTTGGCAACGTTGAGGTTATGCCCATTGTACCAGATGGAGATGGCAAGGGCATGACCACTCGTGCTACAAATGAGGAGGTTATCAATGAAAAATCAGTCTCCAAATCCCAACAAAGATTCTTCGGGATGGTTAGAGCGACTCAAAAGGGTGAGACGAAAGCTCCCTCATCTGAGGTTGCCAGAGTTGCTTCCAGCATAAAGAAGTCTGATGCAAAAGATTTTGCTAAAACTAAACATAAAGGACTACCAGACAAGAAAGTAACAAAAGAAGAGCATAGTTCTAATCATTGTGGTAAGGGAGAGTATTTCTGTAATGATAGAAAGAAATGCATGCCTATACCAAAGGGTATGAAGGTCAGATCTGACGGGTTTTTAACAAAAGAATCATTTGAAAGTGGTGTTATGAAAGCAAGGAGACATCACAGGGTAGGAAAACTCATGTCATTCAAGGATTTTGTGAAGATTATGGGTGAAATTTTGGGGGAATGGGAAAAGTAATAAATAACTA